CTGGATCAGAATCAATAACCAAATGCCCAATCCCAAAAGTGGCATAACCCAAGTGATCGTTGTAAATTTCATATTTAACTCCTTCATCCAATTCAAGTTCTTTTCTTAATACATCTATGTTCATTCTATATCTCCTTATAAAATACTATTTATAATAAAAAAGGCGGGAAGAACCCGCCTAATTTTTCATTTGATTTTTTACAATACTAGTATCTTTCGTATTCTTTAGCAGTTTTCTTATTTAATTGCATAATGATATGCTTTAAATCTTGGTCTCTGCCATAAAATCCAAGCTGTTGAAGTTGTCTTGCCACTTCAGCATTTGCAGCCATTTGTCTACCTACTATGATAGCTCTTAATGTCTTTTTAAATGCATCAGCAATGTATTCACATACTTGACACGTGATATTGTAAGTTGTAGTTAAAGTTGTCATTTAATTTTCCTCGTTAATTAATTGTAATTTTACGAGGTCGCTTCTCTTCTGGTAGGACTACCTTTAGTTGAACAGATAATATTCCATCCTGAATGTCTGCACCGTCTACTTCCGTATATTCGGACAGTCTAAATGATCTTGAAAACTTTCGAGCACTAATACCTTTATGGACGTACGCGTCTTGTTCTCTACGCTTAGGTCTATCACCAGTAATATTCATAACGTGGTCTTTTACTTCAATATCAATATGATCTTTTTTAAAGCCGGCTACGGCCATCTCAATTTCATATTTCATATTGTCGTGTTTGACTACATTATATGGTGGATAAGTATCTTTCGCATGGCTATGAATATTTTCTAGCTGGTCGAAAATGTGATCGAATCCCAAGAAAGCGTTTCTTGGGTAAATAAAGTTCTTAGTCATAATTGCCTCCTATTGACTAGCAAGGTTTTACGAGTCCCGGTTATCGGCGACTCTATAATATATATAATACTTTTTTTTTAAATGTACATAGCCTGTACAAACTTTTTTTACTTTGAACCATTTCCTATGTTGTACTTTGGACATAGGTTCCATTCGTCTTTATCTTTAAAAGATATAATCTTAATTTGTCTTAATGGTGCAATTGGTTCTAGCTTTGTGGCTGTATCAATCTGTAGTAAACCCCAATCACTCATAAGTGTTGCGATAGTATTTCTTCTGGCTACATCATTTTCTTCTAAGTTAGATTTCTTACCGTCGAGCAAAAAGAGCTCTTTAAAGTGCACGATAAAATATCTGCCTTGCTTGTGAAGTATATGACATGATTGATAGAGTTTGTTGTCTTTACGAGATGCTACACCAATTCGTGTTAATGTTTCTCTTATCTTTAAAAAATCATCTGGCTCATTTAATGTGACTTCCAACATATTAGCTGGAGCCCATTCTACTATATTACTTTCTTCCACCGGTCATTACCTTATTTTTCAATTCATTAATCTGATCAGTGGTTAGAAGAGATAATACTTGGCGGGCTTTTTCATTACTATAGCCATAATATTTTTTTACTGCTTCCAAATCACTTACAGTTTCTGGCTTATGCCATTTAGAAAACCTTTTACGTTTTCTAACTATATTTATAAAAAAATCAAATTGTAAACGATTGTCAAGGTGGTGGTTGCGATTCATTTCATTTGCTGCAAGAACTGTATCTGGAAAGTATGATAATTGTCTATTAATCATGTACGGAGCATATCCTTTCTCCGTTACATCATCAATCATTATATCTTTCTTAGTATAGTTAATTGCATTTACATATTCAAAAGGGTTCATAATAAATTATCTACTTTCTGCGCATCAGTAAGTTCAAAGCTACTGTTAAATGATATTACTGTTTTTTGTTTTGCGGAATTTGTATTGGACCTATGTATTATATAGGCAGGAAAGGTAATCAAATCACCTTCTTCTATCTCAATTTCTTTAATTATTTTTTGATCTAAGACATTAAAGAATTCTGTCTTATTGTTTTTATCAGGTAGTTCTAAGTAATAAATGTTAGCAAATTGTGCTTGACCATGTGTATGCCAGTCGTGTTTATCAAACTGCCAATACTGTTGAAACCATGCATGATGTATTGTCATTTCTTTAGTAAACATAAACTTAGATTGTTCTTGCATAATAGATTCTATTGTTTCAAAGAATAAAGGTAAGTATGTTCTTTCATGATTTTCATCTAAGTGATAATCTGTTCTAGTGATAAATGCATCATTGTAAGTAGTAGAATCTGCTTCATTATTTTTTATAAGATACAAAAGCTTCTCTCTTACTTCATCATGATTTTTAACTTTATTGATGAAGTAAAAGCTATTTAAATTACATACTTTCATTTTGAGTTTCCTGATACAACGTATTAAATTCTTCTGTAATTGGCACTACATTTGAATCCCACCAAGCTATGAAAGCTTGATAGTTGTTATCAAAATATGATTCTTTTATAAAGTTTTCAACCTGCATACAATCAAATGCCATTGATGGTTGTAGTAAGCTGTGTGCTGATAATAACTCACACATTGCTAATTGATTTACAAATTGATTTAACATTTCAATTTCCACTAAAATCATCCTTTATTTTACGTTCGAGTATGTTGTGTTCTTCTGGATTATTTCTACGCCATTCTCTATCTTTATACCAAGTGTGAGCAAAATGCCATAGCACAAAGCCGAAGACAAATGAACCAAAGATAAGCAAAGACATGTATATCACATCTTCCATATTAAGCTCTTTTTAAAGGAGCCCAACTTTCAACTCCACCAACGTAGTTATCATAATCAATCTCGGCTTCTACATGTTCTTTAGTAAGCTCACTTGTTGGAACTTTATTTAAATGCGTATTATTCCAATACAATTGAGGAACTGTTCTGTGTCCTCTCTGTTTCATGAAATCTTTAGCAAAAAGATCATAACTGACATTGACTTCTCTATATCTGTAATCCCACTCTGCAAGTTTCTTTTTCATAATATGACAATATTCACAATTATCTTGTGTGTAAAGTGTTAGGTTAATTGAATTGGACATCTGACATTACCTCCGTTAAGCATGCTACTACGTTAAGTTCGTGATCAGCAACAAAAGCATTCTTATATTGATAATCACCAAGGATTAAAACTAGTTGTGGTATAGACTGCGGGGCAACTTTCTCAGCCATACGATCGTATATGGATCTAAAGATTGCTGCTGCATCTGTATCTATATTGTTTACAACCCAAGATCTCATCTTTTTAAAATCTTTATTTTTCAAATAAGAGAAAAGATCATCATAGTTTTTATCACTTACAACATTTACTATACCAGCATCAATGTTACCGTTAACTGAATATCTTTGTAATTCATTGATAACTCTACGCCAGTCTGGTGCAAATTTCATGATTAAATCTGCAACTGCCATTTGTGTATAGCTTACACCTTCTTCTTCAAGAATGTACTGACATCTTTTCATGAATTGACTTGCTATAGGTGCAAGATCTTTTTTAGATGTATTAAATTCATATACACCACATCTTGAATGTAGTGGTTCAATGATTCTATTCTTAAAGTTGCAAGTAAGAATAAATCTACAATTACTAGAGAACTCTTCAATGAAACCACGAAGAGCAGGCTGAGTTGATTGTGGATTTAGATAATCTGCTTCATCAAGTATTACAACTTTAAAGTCACTCGATAATGAAACCGATGAGGCAAATTGTTTAATTTTAGTTCTTAACGTATCGATGTTGCCTTCTTCAGAACCATTAATTAATATGTAATCACAATTAAGTTCATTACACATTGCTTTGGCAACAGTAGTTTTACCTAACCCGGCGGTGCCAGTAAATAACATATTTGGTAGTTCACCACCATCAATTATTTTTTGAAAGGTTTCTTTTAGTTTAGTAGGTAGTATAGTATCGGCAACTTTTTGTGGCCTGTACTTTTCAACCCATAAGTACTCATTAGACATTTACGCGTTTCTCCATAACAAATAAAATAAAATTCAATAAAGCGTAATTACTTTTTAGCAGCAGGTTCTTCAGCTGGTGTTTCCATTGCTTTTTCTTGTTGAATAGTTTCACATAGTTGAACTATCTGAATGCACTGATCCCTTAGTCCACCAATAGTAGATAACTCTTCACCTTTAAATCCACCTCTTTGTGTTACCGCATCGATAACAGCGATGGTACTTCTTGATGCCTTATTAGAAAGGTCATATAATTGGTCGTTATTGCTTGTCATTATTAAACTCCGTAAGTTGACGATTTTTCAAGTGCAATCCAATACTTTACACTTAATTCTTTATGGGAAAACTGTGTTATTAATTTCGAAGAAATTTGAACATCATAATCACCAGGTAATATTTTTAAGTTAGATATATCTATAATAAAATTAAATACAGCATCTTCTTTAAATTCACCATCAATATCAATTGAATATGCATTTGATGTTGCATTTTGATTTTCAACAATCGATAAACTTAATACACCGTTATTAGCTCTAATCAATACTTCTTTATGACCGAGGGTTGATGCAGCTTTTTTAAGTTTATTAAGAGTGTCATTATCTAATGTAAACTTTACATCAGGCTCTGGCATAGAAACATCTTTTGTAGGTGTGGTTAATGTCTCAGCAGCTGAATAAAAATACTTTACATTGGATCTACCTGACTCATCAGATATAACAACGAAATCATTATTGAATTCAAGGCTAGGATTATTGACTAAACCAGTTACACCGATGAATTCATTTAAATCATAGATGCCAAAGTCTTTGTCAAAGGTTTCTGGTATTTCAGCTTTAGCTACGACATTACGAGCTTCGCTGATAGTTTTAATAGGACTTCCGGCTGTAATCAAAATGTTTTGATTAATTGACGAGAAGTTTCTAAGGATGTCCAAGGTGGAATCACTTAATTGCATTATATACTCCTTTTGATTTTATAGTTCTATTATACCACAGTTTTTACTAAATGTACACCGTTAAATGCATTTAAACTTTCATTTTAGAGAAATTTCTTTCTTTAACAAATTCAATCTTAGCATCAAACTTACCGTCTAGTATATCTCCTTTATGTGATATAATAAACGTATTAGTATCTTCACCAAGTGTGTTTAGTATTTTCAATAGATTTTCAACACCATCATGATCTAATGATGAGTCAAAGGTTTCATCTAATATTAGTAAGTTAGTTGAAACCGAGTTTTTCATCTTTGCTATTTGACGCCATGTAAATAACAACGATAAATCGATTCTTTGTTTTTCACCTTCACTGAAAGATTCATAAGTAAAGTCATCTCTGAATCTTGATCTTATAGTTTCTTGAAAGCTTTCATCTAAATCAAATGACACGAAGAAATCGAGTACTTGTAGATGTTGATTAACAAGTTTATTAATTGCAGGTAAATACTGTTTTATTATTTTTGTTTTAATTCCAGTATCTCTAAGCATCTCTGCTATAACACTATTGTAATTAATCTGCTCAGTTACTTTTAATCTTTCTTCTATTAAGTCTTCTTTGTCAGTAGAAATGTTTTGTAGTTCTAACCTAGCGGAATCAAGATCGGTGCTTACTTCCTCAGTAAGGTATGACCTTAAATCATTGTTACTTTGATTTAACGATTGTATTTCTCTATTATTAGAATTAATAACATTAGTCTTTTCATTAACTTTAACAATAACTTTTTGTAATTCTGTTATTTGTGTTTCAATGTCTTTATAATCATTTTCAATACCTGAAAGCTTAGATTCTATTTGCAATGCTTCAGTTTTAGTTTCAGATACAAGTTTGTCTTTATGTTGTATAGGTTGTTCACATGTTGGGCATTCATCATTATTTTCTAAAAACAATCCTCTTTTAGCTACTGCCTTAAGTTCTTGTTTCTTTTCAGCCTTTGTTGCTATTACATTATTCTTTTTAGTTTGTAATTCAGTTAAGTCAATATCACCTACAGTTTCGAGTTCATTACTTAACTCGTTATTATGATCTTGTAATTTCTGAATTTTTAATTCTGCAGATTGTATTTGCTTTTCATATTTCTTTTTGTTTTCACTAGTAAGTGCAGCGATATCTCTTATATACTTTGATTGCTGCTCAATCTTTGTTTTACATAATTCAATATTAGTATTAATAGATTGTGATTTATCTTTTAATGTAGAGTTCTTTTCTTTAAGTATAACATTCATTTTAGAAAAAATATTAATGTCCAGAAGATCTTCAATAACATCTCTACGATGGCCCGCATTCAATTGCATAAAAGGGATAAAGGAGGAGGAACCCAAAACTACAACTTGATGAAAACTCTTATGATTAAGTTTTAAAATGTTTTGTTCTAAGATCTTCTGGTATTCGGTGGCGTGTGATGATTGGTTAATCATCTTATTATCTTTCCATATTTCAAATATGTTAGGTTTAATTCCTCTAACTAATTTAAAATAAGATTGACCAATCGTAAAATCAACTTCAACCAATGCTTGTTTTTGATTTATAGAATTAACGAGTTGTGCTTTACTTATCTTCCTATGTGGTTTACCAAACAAACCAAATGACAATGCATCTAACATTGTAGATTTACCTGCACCATTGTGACCTACTACTAAAGTGGACTTGGCTTTAGTAAAATCTACATCAGTAAACGTATTACCTGAAGATAAAAAGTTTTTATATCGAAGAGTCTTAAATACTATCATGCTATTTCTAGAGCCTGTGCCTCAGTCATCAATTGTCTCATTTCAGCTTTTATTTTATTCTTATCCAAGTCGGTGTCTACAGCATCTATATAAGTATCAACTATCTCAGTAGTATCTTCAAAATTCATGCTTTCATCATCTACATTAGCACCAATAAATTCATTGAAGTTTTCTGCTATCTTTAATTCATAAACCTTTTGGTTTTGAATATTATCAATAAACCTATCAAACATAAAGGGATCGGTTTTATTCATAACAATCACTTTTACAAATTTATTAGTAAAATCTTTATTGTAACTATTATAATCTATTTCTTCGTCATTGTAAAGGACTTTTTCAAATAAAGTGTGATTATTTCTTATCTTCTCTATTTTTCTTGTTTCAGTATCAATTATATGAAAGTACTTAGGATCATGAGCATCAGACCAAAAGAATTCCATTTGTGAACCGAGATACCAGATATTATCTTTTTGTGATGCACAATGATAGTGACCACTTAATACCATTTCAAATCTTGAAAATATTTTAGGGTCCATACCATGAGTGTTCTTCAATCCTCTCATCATTTCAAACCCGTTTAGTTCAAGGTGAGCACCTAACCAATCTGCTTTACAATCTTTTATAAAGTTCATACATTGTGTATAATTTTCTTGACATATCCAAGGAACTAATCCTATCTTTAATGAATCATATTCCATTACTGTTGGTTCCATAACAATATGGACTTCATTCATATAATGACCTAAACATTCTTTTAAAGAATTAAGTTCGTTTGTATTCTTGTAGAACGTATCATGATTTCCAGGAATAATATCCATAGACATACCACGTTTACGAAGTTGATCTAAAAATATTCTACGATTATGATTAAGAGCTTTAAAATTAACAAACTTACGGTGATCATAATAATCACCAAGATGTAGTATTTGTGTTATACCTTGCTTATCACATTCTGGAAAGAATACGTTATTATAAAATTCTTCTGCATTATTTAAAAAAACTTCCGATGAGTTTCGTATTCCTGTATGTGTATCATTTAACACCGCTATTTTCATTTGTTATTCTCTTTCTTAAATCACTTGTACTAAATCTATGTTCTCTTTTATTAAAGTACAATTCTATATCACGTGCTTTACAGATGTCTCTACCTGTAAAGTCTTTCTCTCTGTATTCTTCACCTAATATACGTACATCTATATTTCTCATAGAAAGAATATCTACGAGATCACTTTCATACATATATGGAATAACTTCATCTACAAATCTTACTGCAGAGAGTTGAGTGTATCTTTCAACAATCGTTTGCACTGGTTTATTTTTAAGTTCTCTATCAATAGAAGGATCTATTTGCAAAGCACAAATTAAATATTCACACTGATCTTTTGCTTCTCTTAACATTTCAACATGACCTGCATGTAGTAAATCAAAGGTGGAAGCTGTAAACCCTACCTTCATTGCATGAACTCACTTAAATCTGAATCAGCTATTCGAGCTTTTCTTTTCTTCTTTTCCTTCTTAACTAATTCTTTAACTTCAGTATCTGTGTTTCTTACTCTCTGTATTCTATCACGTAATGTATCAACAAAATGTGATGCAACATCAATAGCAACTCCTTCAGAACCTGTGTCAATAAAATTATCAACGCCGGCCTTAGTTAAGTATTTCATTTTAATTTCTTGTTGTTTCTTTTCTTTTGTTATTCTTCTTAAGAATGCAAACCAAGTTATCTGTGTAAAGTAAGCAAATGCATTTGGTTTACCAGTTCTTGTTGCAGCTTCAAGGTTATAGTTGGATATAGCTTTTAAACAGTTTTCAACTGCATCCATT